TCAAGTTTCAGAATTTTTATTGAGCTTTGCGCGCTCAATTTTCAACAACGAGTATTTAAACCAGAAGTTTACCAGAAACCCCGCTGCGGCGAGGCAAAAGCCGCCAATCGCCAGCCATTGATTGATCGTTAAAGCACCAAAGGCCGAGATAAACGCCCCGCTCCATGTCCCTGCATTTATCATTCGATCAAACATATCCGCTCCTTCTTATTTTTGGGTGTTTTGCGCCGCGATCTGCGCGTAATCTTCGGTCAGCGCAATCGCGCCCTGCATGATCGACTGCATCTGATTGTAATCTACCAAAGGCTCGGCATTGGTGGTTTGAATGGCCACATTCTCAGCGTTGCGCGGCGCATATTCATAGCCCGCGAACAGCGCCTTTGCGCCGCTTGCATCGATATAGGCTTTAACCTCAACCCGATTGGTGGCATCTGCCCGCGCCTCGATCACAGGGCGCAGCACGGCCAAGCCTGATGGCGTGGCCTGATAAACATCATCGCCGCTTAAGCCATAAAGCCCCAAAGCGGTCAGCCCCTCCTTTGTACCGGCCGCGTAATCGGTAAAGCGCAGCCATTGCTGCGTGGTGATATTGGGATGATCCCCGCTAATCGTGGCGCGCAGAACGTCAAACCCAGCCCCGTAAGGATCGGCAATGATCGCCATATCTGACGCAGTGATCAGCTCGGATATCTCTGTGTTTACATCCAGATTTGGGGTTGGGGTCAGCGCCATGAATTCAAGCTGATCAATCTCGCGCACATCAATCTCTTTGACCTGCGCATAATGCCCAGGCTTGGCAATCGCCACCCGCAACCGCGTCAGCCCGGACGTGTCAAACTGATGGCTGATCGCCTCTTGATAGGGGTAAAGCTCTTTGCCCTGCGCCACATCTTCGGCATTCCAAACGATCAATTTGGTGGCGGCGCCGCTAAAATCCTGCACCCGCATCGCAGAAGACAAGCTGATGCTGCCAAAGCTTTCCAGCAGAGTTGTGGGCGATTGCGCGCCGTTGATCGCGGAAAGCTGCACCGCCCGCTAAAACCGTGATCCCATCCAGATCCACTTCGGGCGGGGTGCAGATCTCAGCAGCGTTTGATCCATTGGCATTGAGCAAGGTCAATTCATGCGGCCCGACATATTGCACCGCGATATCGCGCAGATTGGGATCTTGTTCAAAGCGCAGATTATCAAGGATCAGCCGGTAATCGGTGGCATTGGTTGCCTGAACAATCCGAATGGCGCAATTCTGACCGGCAAATTCTGTGCCCGAAAGCGCATCCAGCGCCGCTTGTTGCTGCGCGACATTGCCCTCAATAACGTGACGCGGCACAACGCTGCGCTCGAACAGATCGCGGCACTCAGCCGCGCTGAAGGAGCGATCATTGAACATGCCCAGCATGGCGACATCTTTGACCACCCCGCCCATTTGCATGCCCGCGTCATTGTAACTTTTAAGCCCAACCTGACAGTTGCCAATGCCAATATCGGCACTATGCCCCGGAAAGGGCTCGGTGCCATCTTTTTCCACCGTGTGTTGGTGCACCCCGTTGATATAGAGCAAAATCCGCGTGCCTGCCCCCTCATGTTCGCTGGGGCGCTGCCAGATAAAGCAGATGAAGTAAGGGCGATCCACCTCGGCCAGAAATGCCGATTGCGCGATTAAAAACGGTTGTCCATCATCTGCTGCCTGCACCGTAATGGCGCGGGCAATCCCGACCAGAATGGCGAAGTTATTGCCCCCGCCGCCTTGCGCATAGACAGCTGTTGGGGCATCCACGCTGGTGCTGGCAAACCAAACGCATAAACTGCGGTGCTGATAAATGTTACTTTTACCGTTTATATCCTCGGTCCGGGGGATCGTGCCGCGTTGAAGCTTATCGGCGTTGCTGCGATAGCTGGCGCTGATGCCTTCACAAATCTTTGCGCCCTCAAAGCGACCGCCCAAAGGGTCAAAGGTAATCGGCAAGCCATCACCCAGAGCGGCGGCATTATCCAGCATCAGCAAATGCGTTGCGCCCAGCCTTTGTGTAAGATGCGTGCGAATGCTCAAATGAGGTTCTCCACCATGTTGATCCACTCGCCAATCCAGCGCATGACAGGCACAGCCATGGAGTTTCCCATAACTTTGTAGCGTGGCCCATCAGGGCAGCTTTCTGCTGGCTTGTTGCGATACGGGATTTGGGTGTAATCGTCGGGAAAACCTTGCAGGCGCTCACATTCGCGTGGTGTTAGGCGGCGTACTTGCATGTCATGCATAGCCATATATCCAGCAGCCGCGTGGTCAATGCTGTTGCTAAATCCACAAGATGTATTTCTTGAAAGCATTATTCCAGCGACCGAATGCGTTGCCACTGCCGGCGTTTTGCTTTTGTCGAGCGTGGGCGTGACATGCTCTGACACGCTGTCGCCTTGCCTTGCGCTGTTCTGTGCGCCGAAGGCTATGAAACGATTATTCTCTACGCCTTCAGTACCGCGTGAGCCTTTGCCCATGCCAGCAGTAACCGGGCGTGCAATCATATTAAAGCCGTCAGCGCGGCTGTAATTATTCGCTGTCGTTTGCAGGCAGTGCGCGACCTCCTCAACGTAAGTTGGTTGCAAAAACCCACCGCAAGCTTCGTCAGTGCCTAGCCCGCCGCCGCCACCGTTTCCAGAGCGTGTTGTAACTGTTTCGGCAATTTCTTCCCGCGCTTCTCTGCTCGGCGCAGAATGCCCTTGCAAGCTTTCGCGCTCAAATAAAACCGCTGCGGCACGTTTCCAATCTCCAAGGTATCCGACAACGAAGACACGGCGGCGTCTTTGGGCCAGAGTGAAGTATTGAGCGTCAAGGCTTCTCCATGAGAACCCATACCCGAGTTCTACCAACGCCCCGAGGAAGGTTCCAAAATCCCGTCCTTTGTTTGATGACAGGACGCCGGGGACGTTCTCCCAAACCAACCACTGGGGCTGATACTTTGCAGCAATGGCAAGATAGGTGAGCATGAGGTTTCCACGGGGGTCAGCAAGTCCTTTGCGAAGTCCAGCGACTGAGAAGCTTTGGCAGGGGGTTCCTCCAACAAGAAGGTCGATTGGGTCATTGGGCCACTCCTTGAAAGTTGTCATGTCGCCGTGATTTGGCGTGTCGGGATAGTGATGCTGCAAAACTGCGCTAGGGAATTTTTCAATTTCGCTAAACCATTGCGCTTGCCAGCCAAGCGGGTGCCAGGCGACAGTTGCGGCCTCTACGCCAGAGCAGACAGAACCGTATATCATTCGTAGCTCAAGCCTTCCCGATCCGCCCAAAGCCCCGCCGCGCTTTGCATGGTTTCTGCATGCCGATCCCAACGATTGATCCGATTGCCAAGATCAAAATAAATATACGCCGCATTGGCCGCGCTTTGACTGGCGGGCGTAAAACCACCAGTGCCGCCGGTGCCGCCGCTGGCTTCACCCGCATTCAGCTTATGCGCCACGCGGCCGGTTTGATCGCTGGCATAAAGATCAAACCCCGCGCCCGCGCGCAGCAGATATAGCGCGTTGGGTTCCAGCGGATCAGGCAAGGCTACAACCAGCTTATGCGCCCGAAACGCGCTCACCAGCCTATCGTTGCCCAATCGGTGCTGACGGCCGATCCTGCATAGGTCAGACGACCCTCTACCTCATTGATTTTATCCAGCTGGGTTTTATTGGCATGGCTGTGCTTTTTGGCCACGGCATCATCAATCTCGGCCACCGCGCTGCTCGGCTTGTCGCTCAGGCTGGCCCATGTCAGCGCCAGATCCATGCTTTCAGCCTCGCTAATTTTTACCCAAAGATCGGGGCTGGCGCGATAAGCATAGGTGGCCGCGCCGCTGGATACCGTGGCATCGGCGCTGGCATCCAGCACCAGCACAATGGCATTCTCGCTTAGATCCAGCGCATCGCGGGCCGCAATATCATCCACGATATCCATCGCGCCCAGCCCGCCAACGGCTGCATCGATCAGGCTTTGCACATCCGCTTCGTTGATATGGCGGCGCACCGTTGAAGCGCTGGCCCCTGTGACATACATTTCGACGTAATCCGTGCCAGAGGTAACCAGATAGATCGCATGCGCCTGTAAAGGCTCTGGCAAAGCAGTGACTTTGTGAATTTGAAAACGGGCCATGATATTTACCAATCTGTTGTTGAATATTCCAAATAGGGCGCAAACAGCGTTCCCTCTGCTGTTGCGCTCAAAGCGTTATCGGGGTGATCTGACACGCTGGCTTTTGCGCCGCTATCGCCGCGTGGCCCCTGCAGTCCAGAGGTGACAATTTC